AATCAAATTTGACAAATATATCCTTCTCCGCTACTTCCAGGAATATCTTCCGGTAGACAAAGAGAATGACAGTGTTATCTACAAAACATCCCAACAAATTCAGGATGAGCTGTCAGATATGGCAGAAATTAGCATCAACCAGATTGCCGCTACCCTGGTAGAGTTAAATTACAAACTCACCATCGGCCCCGATGGACGGCCGGCATGGATGATGCAGCGCAGATAGACTGCAAGTTTTTAGATGATTACATTTTTTCTACATTTATATCGAGGTGTGGCGTCGTGAGGACGCTGCACCTTTTGTCTTTTTACCCCTTTCCGGAGCCGGGTATCTTTGAGAAAAACAAAGATTTATGCTCACTATTCCACAAGATATACCCGATTTCGTCCTGTCCTCACAGCTGGACAACTTCACAATCAGCGCAGACAAAAGGGTAACCTTTGTGCTGAAGCAAGCAAATACGGTCATTCTGCAAGAAACCTATACTCAGGACGCCAGCAACCAGATACACATTCTTGATTTGTTTTCCCTCATGGAGCCTTACCTTATCGGTTCACCGATGCTTCAGTTCAGCTACGAGGTATCTGCTTCCAGTGAAACCACCATCAGCAAGACCTTCACGGTGCTGTTATGCCGTCCCATCATCCCCTGCAGTGGAGTAGATTTCGTGACCAACTATTTCCTGACGACCTTAGCCGGGCGTGACAAAATAACCTCCTTTGGCCGCACGGAAACCCTCTATCTTACTACCGGAAGTTTGTCTTCAGGCGGCACGACTATTCCCGTGACGGCAGAATGTGTCTTCGTCAACGACCAGAACCAACTTCTCAAATCCACGCGTTCACTGGGCAATGTGGCCGACTACGGTATCCGCTCCATAGACGTATCCCCTTCCCGATTTACCCAGTCCGGCTACCGGCTGTTGCGGTACACCATCCTGGCCGGTGCCCGGAAGCAGACTTTCCGCGTAGACCAGGACGAACCGGAATCCGTCGGCCTGAAGCTCCGGAACTCGTTCGGATGCGTCGAAACATTCTACTTTGTGGGCGGAGATACGGTAGAGCCGGAACTGACCCGGAGTGCAGCTTACTTCGCCGGGCAATACAAGAACTATTACGTAGACGAGCAGCGCAAGCACACACTCAATACAGGCTACATCCCCGAAGGCATGTTCAACCTGGCCGACGATGTGGCAAGGGCTACCGAAGTCTGGCTGATGGATGAATCCGGCGACATCCCGATAACCATCACCGAAAGCAATACCAGCCGGAGCGATGAAGACGACGGACTGTTTGCTTTCACTGTTTCTTACATCTTCGCATCCCGGTACCAGCAGCGGCTCCATCTGCTTCCGGACATTTTCGATGACTCATTCGATGACACATACAATTAAAGCTTATGAACGTAATACATATCAAAGACGCATTAAGGCTGCTCGAGTCTGGGCAGCCCTGCAACCTGAAGCTCTGGAAACTCAGCACAGGTGACATTCTGGAATACAAAGGCGCGGTGTGCGTCGGCTCGCACTGGCGACAAGGACTCCATCGGGTTCGCCTTCCGGCATCCGGCGTAATCCGTTCCTTCCGCGACATATCCCTTTTCGAAATTAACAACATGACAATTTACCTTTAATATGGACAAGACAATCCTGCAATACGACGGCGACTTCATGCCTGGTGAGATATTCGACATCGAGGTTTCCAACGTGGCCACCGAAATGGCTTCCGTAGAAGACAGCAGCCTGGTATTCGATGAAGATGCAAATGTGAAGACTACGCCTGTTCCCGGACGGAAAGGCATGGCGTATGTCAATTTCGGTGAAGACAACCAGCTTCCGTTTAATATCATCAAGATGATAGGCATCGACGAAGTGATGAGTCAAAATAAGTTGTTCAACGTCATCACCTGTTACGGTGCCGGACTGAAGTACATGGACGTAGACACCAGACAGCCGACAACCCATCCCGAAATCAAACGCTGGCTGACTCACAACAGCCTGCCGCTGTTCCAGCTCGAGCAGGCTACAGACATGAAGTATTTCTTTTTCTGTGTGTCGGTCATCATTCTTTCCAGGGACGGCAAAAGAATCAACCGGCTCATTCACAAAGAGGCCTGCTACTGCCGTTTCCAACAGGCCAGAAGGGGCAAAATCAATCACGTGATTTATGCCAATTTCCGCGAAAACGCTTCGCTCCGTCCGGAAGACTACGAAGTCATCCGTCTGCTGGATCCGCGTGACCCGCTGGGCGACCTGATGGTGCTCATGGGGCATGAACCTGGGCGCGACGGCGAAACAAGAGTCCGTACTGATGACCGTAAATTCGCTATCCTTGTGCGCTTTCCCACCCCCGGCTTCCAGTATTACCCCATCCCCTACTACACCAGCATTTTCCGGGGCGACTGGTACGACATCAAGCGACTGATTGGGAAAGGCAAGAAAGCGAAGCTCCGCAACCATGCCAGCGTAAAGTACCAGGTCGAAGTACACAAGGACTACTGGAGTAACATCTGTGCGGAAGAGCACATTACCGACCCGCTGAAGAAGATGGAGCGAATCAAAAAGGAGAAGGAAAACATCAAGAACTTTGTTTCCGGAATCGAAAACAGCGGCAAGGTTTGGATTACCGGATACTACATCGACCCGAATGGCCGTGAAGTCCGGATGGTACGCATCAATGTGGTAGAGACCGGAAAGGAAGGTGGCGACTGGAGCGAAGACATCCAGGAAGCCAGTAACATCACCTGCTACGGCGACAACATCCATCCCAACCTGGTAGGTGCTACACCAGGCAAGGGACAGAGTAACAACTCCGGTTCAGACAAGCGCGAGCTGTTCACGCTCAAGCAGGCACTGGAGATTCCTTTCCACGACCTGATGAACATCCCGCATAACATCGTCATCGAGTATAACGGCTGGAGCGAGAAAGTGTATCCGGATGTACCCATGGTGCTGCTCACCACCCTTGACCAGAACACCGACGCCAAACAAAAGACAGCTTCAGATCTTGAAAACAAATCCTAAAACGAATCAATATGGCTATCACATTTTCACAAGAGATTTTCGAGAAGATTTGTTCCTCTGCCACCCATTCTACGGCAGAGGTGTATGATATGATTGCTCCTCACCTGGACGACACGCTTCAAAGCATCAACTGTGTGCTGCTGGGTGACATGGCAAACAAATTAGATACTGTTCCTGGACTCGAGCAGGCGGTCACAAAGCTGGTTTGTCTGCGTACCTATCAGGAGCAGATACCACAACTCGACCTGGTACTGACCCCCACCGGCTTCGGTGTGGTGTCTAACCAGAATCTGGCCCCGGCTTCGGCCGACAGAGTGAAGAACCTGCTGCAGCAAGTCACCAACGCAGCCGAAGATACCTACGACCGATGCTTGGAGCTGCTGGTCGGTACCAGCTGGGCAGATACGGCACAGGCCCGTATCAACATCCCGAACCTGATGTATACAGCCAAACAACTGAAAATGTACGTTGATTTTCCTTCAGCAGACGTACACCGTTCCAAGCTGCTCGAGTTCCGGACAAAGATGTATCAGGCAGAAGAAAAGATACGGCAGCACGTGTCGGCCGAGTTCTTCGACCACATCCTCGAACAGGCCCGGCACAATGCGTTCACCAAAGAAGAGTCTGCCATGGCCGACTACATGTGCAAATTCATCGGCTTCTGCATCGCAAAGAACTGGCCGGCAGCAAAGAGCATGCTGGAACGCATCGAGAACTACGCGGAATCCAAAGTAGAGGTATTCACCAGCTACAAGGACTCCGAGGCCTACAAAGTCAAACATTTCCAGACTTATCAGAATGAAAAAGATGATTCCACATACTTTTGGGGGTAGAATCCTCGACTTCCGGTTCCCCACTTCCTGGCAGCAGCTCAATCAGGAACAGCTTCGGTACGTGTTCCTGGTCATCACCCTGTTTTCTCCGGTCAAGGCTAAGACTTACGTTTTCATGCGCTTCACCGGAATCCGTGTCCGGAAGCGAGTGAAAGGAGGATGGCTCTGCACCTTCCGCCTGAACTGGCACAAGAAACTGAGGTTCATCCTTCAGGACTGGCAGGTGCGCAGTTTCCTCCGGCAGATTGATTTCATCTCCGAGCCCAACGCTTATCCCGTCCGGCTGGACAGGATAGGCGGTCGGTATGCCATCGATGCAATGCTACACGGCCTGAGTTTCGAAGATTACCTTTGTTGTGAAAACCACTACCAGGGCTACCTGTATTCGCAGGACGTATCCCAGCTCAAAGCCCTGTATGGCTTCCTCTACAAGAAGAAGCCGGGTGTCAAAGGTTCACTGAAAGCCGCCTTTTCCCGCATCAAAGAATACGAACTGGTTTCCGTATTCCTCTGGTGGGGAAGCATCAAACTGTACTTCGCTTCCCTTTTTCCCCATTTCTTTCAGCCGTTCCACCAGAGGGCCGACGCTGATCAGCCGGAACTGCCCGACCTGATGGACGCGATGAACGCCCAGATCCGGGCACTGACCGGCGTGACGTGACGAAAGAGAAGGAAGTCCTGCAGATGGACTGCTGGCGGGCCCTGACCGAGCTGGATGCCAAAGCACACGATATTCAAATTCTAAAATCAAAACAAAATGGACACAAGTAAATTCTTTGACGGCCATGCCTACTTTAAAGAACTGACCGAGAAGAACAAGCTGGCCAAAGCCAACTCATTCTTTCCATGTTCCTGCAGCGGAATCAATTCACTCCAGGATGTGCTCGACAATTTCCGGAAACAATCCGCTTTCGTCTGCGTCGATGATACCAACGACGCAGCCACCGAACAAATCGGAGGTGGCTGGTTCAAGAAGCGCACCTTCACGGTATTCCTCCTGATTCGTTACCGCTACGACGACATGACCGAACGTGCGGCAAAGCTGGACATCTGCCGGCAACTCTTCCGACAGTTCCACTCCCGAATGATTCGTGACAAATACATCTACGAAGAGCTGGACTTATCCTTCCTGAATGTATCCCGCATCTACACCCGTGAACTGGGCGAATACTTTATTTCCGGATGCACCGGCTTATACTTTATGGTCGAACTGACCGAACCTACAGATTTATGTTATAAGGAGGACGAGTGGAATGGCTAATACAGACACAAACAGGCCGGCGGCTACCGATGAAGACCGCAGAAAATATCAGGAAGCCTGGGCAGAAATGATGGTGAATATCTGGCGTGAAAAGATTGAGAGGCTGCACGTCATTAATACTTACTCGCTTCACCAGCAGATACGCGATAACGTCATATCTGCCACCGACTCGGTATCCACCATCCAGCACAAGTTTCTGGAGTACGGCATATACCAGGACATGGGTGTCGGCAACGGATATACCAAAGGTAACGGCGGTGACTTAGAGATATTAAACCCGGTTTATCGTGAGGAACACGGGTTAAATGTGCCTCGCAAAGTTGGTCCTAAGCCTGGTGGATACTATACATCCGGCAATCCGCGTAAACCTCGAGAATGGTTTTCTCGGCCCTACTTTGCATCCATCATGGTACTGAAGGAACAGATGGCCTACATGTACGGCGAAGAGTTCTGCGGTTTGCTTGTCGATAAAATCGAGGAAGCAAACCATAAGCGCAGCACTACTCTCAAATCACGTTTATACGGAACGCACAAGCGTAAATAAAACAATGTCTTTTTGAAATCTAACTCGGTAAGTTTACTTCGTAAAAAACTCAGAATTATGGCAACAAAAACATTCGAAGAATTAAAGCAACTGGCCATCCAGATCCGCGACGAAAAAACAAACAAACAGAACACAGCCACCCGTGTAGGCACGGCAATGCTGGAACACATAAACAAGCTCGAGCAGGATTACTATGACAAAACCCAAACCGATGAAGAACTGAAAGAGCGGGATGAAAAACTTACCGAGTTATCAACAAAAATACAAGATGTAAATAATGAGATTGATGGTATTATCCTTAATTCAATTAATTGTGATGTTTTTTTGGATAAACAATTATTTCAGTATCTATATAATGGAAGTGATTCGAGAACTCTATATTCGACAGATGGTAACATATATGTCTGGGATATATCAAAATATAAAGGAAAAACATTTGTAATCACAAAGAATTTTCAAGGTTTTCCTACTGGAGGAAATAAATCTTCAAGTATTACGGTTCAAGCTAAAATCCCCAATAAAGGAAGTATTATTACATCTGGTGATATAATACGTGTAATTGATGCAGATATACGAGAAGACGGTTCCCATTTCACTGTAGAAGAAAGCGACCTATATCTAGTCGTATCATCTACCGGAAACGGTGAATTTAAAAGTAAGGAAAGCATAAAAAATGACATAGAAGAAATTAAATCCCCTGTTGGACAGATGCAGGAGAAAATTTCTGCTATTAATTATAGTTTGACAGAAACTAAAAAGGAAAAAGGAAGTAATTACACAGATTATTACTATAATGTTGAATCAGTAGAATATCTATATATCAAGTCAAATATTACATCCACAACAAATTATTCATTGAACTTATCTCTTTTCGAGGATAGTGAATATACTATATCTATAATTGATAATTTACGACTTTTTCAAAAAGTTGGTGGAGGGGAATATGATATAATCTTAAAGATACCATCAGAAGCTAAAACAGCTAAGATAAGATGTAATTTCTCTCCTTCAATAGAAGTGTATGGAATACCTTACTATTTTATACCTAAAGATGTTAATAACATTTATAGATATGCGACTTCTGAAGATGGATATTTTTCACTTAAAAATGATTTGGGATTATCAAAAAACAACTTAATTGAGCAATTTGAGGATACAACTTTAGTGGAGATATTATCCCCTACTATTATGTCCTCTCAATTTCCTGATTACAATTTAGATACATTTATTACAGTCGCTCCACAAGGAGGTGGGAAATGGACTGGCGATGGCACTTACTGTTCGATTGTTGATGTAGATAATATAGGTAAATGTATCGAACTTTCCTGTAACTCTGATTCAGCTTCAAATGGTTTTATCCTAATTAGTAAAGAACACTTGAAAAATTTAGGTATTTCTAATGGCAATGTAGTGCGAATTGGAGCTTATTGCAAGGCTGTAAACAAGACTACAGAGAGAAGGATTAATATTGGACATAGTATAATACACGTGAACGATACAGAATCATCATCTCCTCAGTGGATAGAGTTTACGACTACATTAGATACATTTAATGGGAAAAATGTAGTGATTACTATCCCATGCGCTAATGGAGATTCTTTTTATTTTGGAAAGTTCTGTATTAAAAAAGAAACCTCTGATAATCCATGGATAGGCTATGAAGATTATAATATAGAAGAAAATAGTAATGACGAATCGTCTGGATTTCAAAATCCCTTTAGCGGTAAAAAACTAGCCACTATATGCGACAGCTTGGGAATGAACGTAACTAATATACAATCTTGGCAATCGAGGCTGTGCAAAATGTTGGGTATGAATTTTATGTCAGAAGCTAATGAAGAAACGTCTATAGGTGGTACTACATCTTTGACGGAGTTAGATACATGTGGGCAGTCACGATGTTTAAAATTGGCAAAATATGATACGCCAGATGTAATATTGATTGAGAATATCAATGACCACAGTTTTGCAGGGTTAAAAGGGGCAATAGACGATGAGCCATATATGTTAAGTGAATTTACTGATTACGATACACAGAAGAGCAGTAAGACAGAAGCACTATCATATTTTAAGGAAAAAATAGAATCTATAACATCTTCATTTACCCCAAAAGTAGGTACAATGATTCGGTTGCAATACACAACCAATTCGGTTAAATTTCAGGTTACTAAGGCTCCATCGTCAAGCGGAACTATTAATATCAAGGTAGGCGAAAGAACTTATGGAATAGAAGTAACTGAATCAATGACAGAGCTTAAACTAATGCAAGAAATTCGAAACTACAATTATGAAGGTTTAAAATTGTCTGGTCATAGTGATTCCTCATACTATTGTGTATTCACTATCGAAGATGATGGAATTAGTACACCTACTGTAGATGTTGCAAATACTGGAGCAGAAGTTCTGGTAACAACAAGCAGTGCTTCTGCTAAATTTGGTATGTGCTTTCACTCGCATGATATTGCTAATTGGACTAATGTTTCGTATTGGAAAGAAATCAATGAACTAGGCATATATGCTGTATATAAGGGTATGCTGGAATATTTAATGACAACATATCCAAAAGCCTGGATATTCTGGTGGCTTCCTGAATGTTTCCAGTTTAATTGGAGCAATATGTCATCATTCAAGAGAGCTGATGGCTCTCTTGATATTGACGCATATAAAAAAAGTGGAGATAATAGATATGAAAAGCAGACAGAGATAATTATTGAAATATATGGGTATTATGGGGTACCATACATAGATATTTATCATAATGGAAGCTATAACATTTATAACGGAAGCACGTTCTTTAACCCAAACAATGTCCATGCTAACATGGTTGATGAAGGAGCTCAGAGGTGGGCTGAAGCTATGTGGAGGGGTATGATTTGAAGCGTCTGCATAGTAGAATAACTCGGTAATTCACGATATTTATACAATAACGCTCTCAATATTCGAATCTTATTTATCTGCAAACCAGATTATTTGTGTCATGAATACTAATTTTTTGGAAACAGAATCCAGATATAAGAAGAAATTTACAGCTGAATTCTGTTTCCATTTACACAAAATTTTGGACAGTGTCTAAAAGCCATAATCAAGTATTTACTTAGACTCCATAACACCTTTGATTGCATTAATCATTTCAATGTCTGTCATTAATTTATTTATATTAAGTTTATCACATTTAATCAACAGTTTGGCATCCCCTTCGCTTTCAATAGTAAAAGTTTCAGTATGATGTAAAATTGGTATATGATATTTTAAACCTTTGATAGAAAACATATTACCATTCACTTTTATATAGGCTTCTATATTAAAAACACCGTCAACCTCAGTAGCTTGCATCGCGAATTTAGGCTGCTGTTTTTTACATATATTTTCAACAGTCTCAATTACATTCCCAGAGGAATCATAAAATTCTTCAATTTTTAATGACATGGGACCAATTGTTTCAATGAATTTCTGGAGCTTTAATTCTTCTTCCTTATCGGAGTATAAAATATTAAATTTCCCATTTTTAAAATCTGGTACTACCATTGTCAGCTGAATTTGTATTTTATTTACTCTACCTTTCTCATCATCCTTAGTTGAGGGGCGTAAATATACTGGTATGATTTCTTTCTGTAAAGGATTTTTAGATGTTGCTTCTGCATACATTTGAGCCGGTTCCGTGTATTCAGTAGCAGAAGTAAAATACCCTTTTTTTATTTCTAACAAGTCTGTTAATGCACCTTCCATCTTTTGTAAGTCATCCCTACCTACTTTTGCCCCTCTTTTTGTGTAATCTTTAGATTCAATCATTGTATCATTTTCGATGAGCCCATCTAATTGATATTGACTTGCACTTAGACCAATTAAAAATTGATTATGCTTAGCCTCTCTATGTTCGAGTAGGCTTAATGCTGCAGCTGATATTATTTCATATGCCGCTCCTTCTTTTGTGGGATAAAATCCCATTAATGAATAAAATAACTCATCAATAGGTGACTTAATATATTTTGCCATAATAACATTTTTGAATAAATTCTAAATAAATAATTGTATTTTAAACTGATATTACAAATTTAATATTTTCAAAAGATTTATCCTATACAACCTAATATACATCGCGTAGTTTCAAAATTTCAAAAGATTATAAGTAAAGACAGAGCTCCAGCTAGTTATTTCTACCCATATTCTACTTCATTATGTCTTTTTACCCTACTCCATGACTTCATACTTTTGAGTAACAAACAATCAAAAGTATGACAAATTTATCCAATCTGTTTGAGTGGCTGAAGATTAGTAACCGCCCAAAACACCTCAAAGCAGGTATCATTATTTTTATCATCTGGATTGGCTCAGTCCTTCTTCTTACCACCATGACTATCCTACAAGCTACATTGACTGGTACAATATGCGTATTTGTAGCTATGTGTGCAGTAGAATATATTCAAAAAAGCATTGGTGGAGAATGGGACTGGCTAGACATTTTGACCGGAGTACTTCTTCCTGTAATTGCGGTTCTGATTATTTTCATGTATGGAGTTTTTAAATGATATCGTCAATACAATCAGTAGTATCCTTTCTTCAATTTTCCTCCCACTAATAGGAGTATTCATGTTTCACGACGCACGGCGTAGAAAAGAGGAAGCAACAGCTCAAAAGGAAGAAGCAATTGCTCGTAAAGCCGAAACGGACAACATTACCAGTTATGCGGCAGAATGGAAAGAACTTTATGAAAAAAAAGAAGCTAAAGTACAAGAGCAGGACAAAAAGATAGACCAGCTTTATGCGGAAAAGAATGAAGACCGCCTACGAATTCGTGAGCTCATGGAGAAAAATACAACATTGGAGTTAGAAAATCAAAAGCTGATTGTAAAAAGGTGTGACGTAAGAGGATGCGGTAAAAGACAACCGCCCAATGATTATTAACTATAAAAGCAAGTTTTTATGACAACACAACCACGAGGCCTGCGCAACAACAACCCAGGCAACATCCGCAACTCAGATGCGACAGACTGGCAGGGAGAGGTTCCTGCATCTAAAAAACAAGACAAGACCTTCGAAGAATTCGAAGACATGGCCCATGGTTACCGGGCATTAATCAAGCTGCTGCAGAACTACCGCCGGAAATACGGATGCCAGACGATTGCAGATTTCATCAGCCGATGGGCACCCAGAACCGAAAACAACACATCAGGCTACATTTCACGCGTATGCCAGGAGATGCAGGTACCAACAACCTACGTCCCGAACGTGGAGGACAAAACGACCATGTGTGCCTTTGCAGCTGCCATTTCTCAGGTAGAGAATGGAGTTCCGGCTGTAATGGCAGATGTAGAAAAAGGATGGGCACTGTTATGAGAGCTTTAATCATACTTTTTTTCTTCTTTATGTGTGGTTCGGTGTTTCTCGGGTGTAAATCCGGGAAGCACCTTACTTCAGACAGTCACACACAGATCATCGTGCATGACAAACTGGTGCCGGTATTCCGTCCGGCTGATTCCGCATCCATCCGGGCCTTGCTGGAATGCGACTCGAACGGTCGCGTCGTCCTTTCCTGGTTGGACATGGCACAGTCCGAAAACGCACGTCTACGGTTCAAACTGGATTCCATGGGTAACCTGATGGCAGACTTCAAGGTACCTTCAGATACGGTATTCATTCCAGGAAAAGACAGTACAATCATTCAAAAATCAGTGCAGACGATAGAAATAGAAAGGAGGCTTACCCCATGGCAGAAGTTCTGCATGGTATTCACCATCGTAGTGCTTATCCTCTTTGTGCTGTTTGCAGTATACAAAATTCGTGTAATCTTAAACAAGAAATAATATGGCTATAGACCAGGTAGCAACCGTCGAGGTCCGCGTAAACGGTGAAGAAGCAAAGCAGGAGCTCAAGAATCTGGAAACGATTGCATCCGGATTAAAAAAGGAACTGGCAGATGCTTACCAAGCCGGTGATACATCTAAAATCAAGCAGGTCACTTCCGAGCTTCGGAAAACGGAAGCCCAGATTAAGACGCTGAAGAAAGATACCACGGCGCTTACCGAGGTAATGAATAATCTCGACAAAGCCACGCCTAAAGAGCTTCGTGCCACCCTGACAGCCATCAACCGGCTGCTGAACAGCGGGCATATTAAGCGAGGTTCTGCAGAGTGGAAATACTACCAGCAGCAAGCCAAACTGGTGACGGCCGAACTTCAGAAGATAAAGACTGAAGTACAGGAGACAGAAGGATGGTTGTCCCGTTTCAACAACGGTTTTGCTAAATGGGGCGGCTTGTTGGCGACGGGTGCAGCCACCATCACGGGTGTATCTATGGCCCTTAATACCCTTCGCAACAACCGCGACTCCAAGGAATCCTCCCAGGCAGAGTTGAAGGCTTTGACCGGACTGGATGATGAATCTATCCAGTGGCTTACAAAACAGGCCGAGCAACTGTCCACTACCATGGATGAATCCGGATTGCGCATCCGTCAGTCATCCGACGAAATTCTTCAGGCATACATGCTCATCGGTTCCAAGAAACCGGAGCTTCTGAAGGACAAGGAAGCCCTGAACGCCGTCACTATCGAAGCCATGAGACTGGCAGCAGCGGCCAAAATCGACCTGAAGGATGCCGTAACGGCCACCACCGTATCTCTTAATATGTACGGAGAATCAGCTGACCAGGCAGCCCGCTATGTGAATGTGCTGGCCGCCGGATCCAAAGAAGGTGCAGCCGATGTTTCCGCCCAGGCCGCATCCATCAAGAATGCGGGTGTAGCCGCCTCCGGTGCAGGAGTGAGCATCGAGCAGCTGCAGGGTACCATCCAGATGCTCGCAGAGAAAGGACTGGAGGCAGAACCGGCCGGTACCGCACTCCGTAAGTTCTTCCTGGTACTGCAGACCGGACCGGATGAAACCAACCCGAAGATAGTAGGCTTGCAGACCGCACTCGAGAACCTGAACAAAAAGTCACTGACAGCGGCACAGATCCAAACCATGTTTGGCGAAGAAGCCTATTCTGCCGCCACTATCCTGATTGACAATGCGGATAAAGTACGCCAATACACCGAAGCTGTCACAGATACGAACATCGCCATGGAACAGGCAGCCATCAACTCCGACACCAACGAAGCTAAAATGGCACAATACCGCAACAGCATCAAGGAAGCCGGCATCGAACTGATGGAGCGGCTTAACCCGTCATTGTCACTGTTTACCGGCTGGACGACAAAAATCATCGTGGCCCTCCCTACCCTGATTGGCTGGTTTATCAAATATAAAAATCTCATCATACTAACAGTTGGAAGTTTAGGAACATATATGGCAGCTCTAAAACTGGCTACATTATGGGAAGAGAAGTTTAAAGATGCAAAAGCTGCAAGTATTATAGTAGATAAGGCCAAAGTAACATGGAGCAAAGCAGTGACAGCAGCTTCATATCTACAGGCATCTGCAATGTTCTTATTAACCACGAGAATGTCCAATCTTACAACTTCTATAAGACTTTCTGTTGCGGCATTGAAAATGTTCTTCACCACTCTAAAACTGAATCCTTTCGCAGCCATATCAACAGCAGTTACAGTGTTGGGATTTGGTATATATAAGTTAATAACTTATACAAGTGATGCAGACAAGGCCTTCAAAGATTTTTCTAAAAACAACACACAACAACAAACGGAGCTTTACAAACTTTACGATGCAATCAGAAATACCAATGAAGGCAGTAGGCGCAGGATTGAACTTATAAAAGAATTCAACGACAAATATGGTAGTTATTTGGACAATCTTCTTTCTGAAAAAGATTCTGTTCGTGATATAGAAAAAGCCTATAAAGACGTTTCTGTAGCCATACAAAATAAATTAGCCTTAGAAGAAATAGAAAAGAGGAAATCAGAAATAAGCAATAAGTCCCTTGAAGATAGAGCCGATTCCATGGCTAAGTTTCAAGGCATTTTATCACGTAGACTAACTTCATCTACAACTGATAATATCAGAAATGTAGTTATAGGCTATGTAGATGATATGGTAAAAAAAGGGTATACGGAAAAACAGATTGCAGATGCTGTGTCCAAATCATTATATAAGAAGTATGGCAATTCATTAAAACTCTATGACTTGTCAGACGCTAAAGATGCTATAAAAGATTATGTATCTATAGTAAAAAATGATTATGACCATATCGCAGAAATAGAGAATAAATTTAGTGCTTTAATCGTCAAGACCAAAGAAAATCAGAAAGCAGTCAATCAATTAGACGAAATAATCGTAACTCCAGATAAAAATGGCAAAACCAATACAGATATAACAACAACTCGGACAGATAACAAACCATCTACGACAGAGATTGCATCCACCGCAGAAAACAAGCGTTATTACGATGAGCTGGCCGATTTGAAACGTACCTATCTGGCCAGTGACGAGATGACACAGCAGGAATACACCCGTTTCATGGAAGACCTGGAGATGCGTCACCTCGAGAATATGATGGCCATCGCCGGACTGGAGCCGGAGAAACGCCAGCAGATTGAACAGAAAATTCTCGAAGCACGAATCAAGTACAAAGAAGAATGCAACAAGCTGGATGAAGAAGATGCCAACAAAGCATCTGAAGAAGCCTTTACCCGCCTAGAGAAACAGTACCAGCTGGATATTGAAAGTGTGACACAGAAGCATTATGCCGGACTTTCATCAGAACAGGAATACCGTCAGCAGCTACTCGATATTCAGAATGAATATTACGACCAGGTGCTTTCTTCTTCTGAAATTTCCGAAGAAAAGAAAGCTGAGATTATTGACAAAAAACAACAGGCGAGCCTTGAAAAATCCCGTAAGAATTATGAAGAAAATCAGCGAAAGATAAGAGAGCAGCTTTCATTCGCACAGAATATAGGTCAGCAGTTTGGCGAAGCATTCGCAGAAATGCTGACAGACTCCGAAACGTCCCTGGGTGACTTCATGAAAGCAACCTTGGAAATAATCCTGGACAGCCTTCAAAAAATGATGATTGCATACATAGCTGAAACGCAAATGAAAAATATTGCGACCTTAGGTTTCATCGGACTAGCCAAAGCTGCAGCCGAAATTGCATTAATCACAGCGGCCTTCCAAACGGCAAAGGCTGTAATAAATGGCTTTGAAGAAGGTGGCTACACCGGCTCCGGAAGACATGACGAACCCAAAGGAATAGTCCATGCCGGAGAGTTCGTGGCCAACCGTTATGCAGTCCAGAATCCAGCCATCCGTCCGGTTCTTGACCTGATAGACCAGGCACAACGAAACAATACCATCGGTAGCCTGACTGCAAAAGACGTATCAGCCGTATTATCACCTACCAATAGGATGACAACAAACAACTACTATCAGACTGCCGAATCATTCAGCCAGGAATCAACGGCAGTCATGCTGCAAAATATGAAATGCATGGAGAAACTTCTCAAAAGATTAAACGAGCCGATATTTACTTATACTAAAGCGACTGGTAAAATGGGCGTGAATGAAGCGCAACAGTTAGTAGAAAAAATGAAGAAAAACGTTACACGAACAATAAGGTCATGACACAGCTGTTTATCGATTCTAAAGAAGTGAAGTTACCGAGTGAATTTGAACTCGAACTTGTCACAGAAAATCCATACTTTACCAGAGTTGGCTCGTATACCTATGATATTGAAATAGACTTGCGAGACCCTGCCAATCGTGAGATATACAAAAATATCAACCGATTAGATGTAACCACCCGCATAAAAAACCGCAAGGCTATGCTGATTGTGAACGGACTATGTGCGATTAATGGCATTGAGGTAATACTTTCAATAGAATCCTATACAGCAAAGATTCAGATTATAGCCGGTAACTCGCAGCTGAATTATGAAGGTGGTGATAGCTGTATAAGACAACTCCCTTTTGATGGAATGTCAATATTACCCAGTGAGGCTATTAATACCCTCTTCGGGACTTATCCTGCCCACAAGGCCGTGTATACACCAATTATCAGCTATATAGACAAGGATGGGAACTCCAATATATTGAATATGGTAGAAGTTGGTGCAGATATTACGTTTACACGAGCAAACAATATCGCTCCACAATATTATCTGCTATATTACATTGATAACTTATTACAAAAATTGGGGTTTACAAAAGGGAAAAACGAATTGGAGCAAAACGACACCTGGTGCCGTATATTCGTAGCTAACCCTTATAAAAATAGCAACCCGGGAGACTTGCTTCCAGACTGGACAATCAACGAATTTCTCGAACAGATAGAAGTATTCTTCAAATGCATTGTATCCATTGATTCGATAAATGGAGTGTACAATATAGTGAACATAGACCGGTACTTTGACAATGCAGGTATCATCTTTATCAATGAGGTGATAGAGGATGAACTGGAGAAAGTATATGACACCGATACGAGTTATTCGTATGCGTATGACAACGTAGCTTACAATCTTCCGAGTGAAGACTATTACAACTACCTCAAACTAAAAGATGGCATACGAGAAGTCTGTACGATAGAACAGAAAGATTCGTACAGAGACTTCAAAACTAACTACGACCAGTATTTTTCAGGCCCCTATCTGCTGACATCAACAGACTACAACCTGGAATACGTGGTCTCAGAATATACTATCAACGATGAAAGTGTAAAAGGATTAAAAATCGTAGACAGGTTGAGAGATGCAGGAGATACGACAAGTCAAAATAAAACTTCTTTTGATATTATACCGGCACAAGTAGATGCAATCGAAATATACAGTAAAACGACCAGCCATTACTTGATAGGGCCTGCTATAAAAAAAGTCCGTTCTGAAACGGAAAGCCAGGCAATCAATGACCTGATCAATGGCAACGCAGATGTAAAAGGTGACATCCCTGATAAATTATATGTCGGCATATATTACGGAGTCTGTGTAGCACTTAACAAGGGAACAGGAGAGCACGAAGAAGCGTACTGGGACAAAATGCCCATGTCATGCCATGATAATTATTTCATAAATAAACCTACGACCATGACCGGTTCACAATCCATACTGGAGCTACCATCATACTCTTTAATATTAGATGGTGATAATGGGTTGTTCAACCAGGTGTACAAAAGTAAAAGATCCATTGATACAACCTTGGAATATCATTTCAAATTCATTGCAGACAGGATTTATGAACTGAATAATATTTTTCTAATTTGCAACAAAAAATATTATTGCAAAGAGATACATTATAAAATATCATCAAAAGGCATTGATAAAATAGCTGAGGGGATATTTTATTTTATTGAATAATTGCTTTCTATACAACATATAAAGACTGTCTAAACATCTGTTTTTTATATTAATATAGATAGATAATAGTGTTATTTATATCTAAGATATTAGATGCGCTGTTGTACACTATAAAAATTATAATTACTTTTGCAACAAAGAAGCACTAAAATAATAATAAAAAAGGAGGTATCATGTGTATAATTAAAGACATTACTCGATTCATCGCGAATGGGGCAAAAGTTTTGCGTGATTCTTCCCGCGGTGAATACAAACAGGAATCTGAAATTATTTCCCAACTAAAAGAAGAGCTTTTTGTCGAATCTGACAAAATGGACGATAAATCCAAATTAAGACAAGATAGAAAGAATATTGAGAAAGACGTAAGAGAAGCTTGGGAAAAATTAAAACTAAGTAATGGCTAAACAACAAATTCAACAAAAAGAAACTGTCGTTGCAGGACAAGGAGGTGTGGGCCAACAGTTAGAAAGGACTTATACCGTAGATGACAACAGTTTGCCGTCTCCCCAAGAATTAGCAGCTTATAAGGAAATAGATCCTCAAATTGTTACGTTCTTGATGGAAGCTTCCGTTAAGGAGCAAGACCATCGACATAAGATGGATAAAGTAAAGTTTGATTTAGTTCGAAGATCCGAATCAAGAACAGGAAGAATGAACTGGTGGGGTATGGCATTTGCTTTTTTATCTATTGTAGTAATTGTAGCCCTTGCTGCTTATGCTTTATATTTAAATAGACCTTGGTTTGCTGGAATATTAGGAGCAGGTACATTAGTTACAGTTGCCTCAATATTTATTAACAAAGAAAAGCCTGATACAAAGAAAAAATAATCATAAACTTATCCTTTCCCAGTACTCCTTAGCCAGTACCGCAGTACTTTCCTGAAAGTACTATAGTACTTCCGCGGCAGTACTGGAGTACTCCTTAGGAAGTACTGAGAACATAACTCAAATACTCTATAAGAAGCGGAAACCTTAAAAAGTTTCCGTTTTTTCTTTTGCCATTCCAAAATAAATCATCATATTTGCAATGCTAATTCATTTTATTTCAGGAAGTGCAGGACGATTGGCTTGCATTTATTGCAGGCATTTTTTATGTCCGCATATTTGGTAGTACCATTAAAATACTGGTATCCGTGTACCCCCGTCGCAGTGCGTTAATGCGCCTGCTAGCATTTCCTGATAGATGTGAATTAGCAGCGGGACAGGCACGGATACTTTTTTATTATCATGTTACATACATATCAGGTTTCCAATACAGCTATGCTAAACTGTTGCGGAACGTCAATCCACGAAACGGATATTCGCTCATTCAACAGCAATGTTTTAAGAGTTTATAATCCAGTAACCGGTGTCCGCCATCGCAAAGCAAGTACTACTTCTGAAATAAGGCAGAAGATTTGCAGCTATATTCTTAATACATTTCCTAATGTGCGCCGTATAAAGATTGTTGATACCGGTAAAAATTTTTCAGCTCGCGTATGGTTCAAGTCTGGTAGAACATTTTGTGAGAAAGCATATTCAATCAGGAATCTGTATGGAATACTAAATGATAAGATTAAATTTATCTCTGAACAATAAAGAATGTTGCCCGTATGGAAATATCCGTATGGGCTTTTTTTAAAAGTTCCCCTCAAAATGTTTAGTCTCCTCATGCACTGTCATGTCTGCCCCTTTCAGGTACTTGTTGGTAGTAGAAATATCCGCATGACGCGCCTGATCACGGGCTATGACGATTCCTTCAGCGTTGGCCAAATCACGGATACCGGTATCCTTCAGAGAGTAGAACTGGTAGCTGTCCGGAAACTTCAGCTTTGCCCTGACCTTATTGAAGTAGTTCCTGTACACACGGGTGGTCACCTTCTCACGTGAGGGCTTGAAGCCCTTACCGAACAGATAATAATCATTGGGAGAATTAAAGACGCCCAGGTCAAGCATTGACTTAATCAGTGCATCATTCAGTCCGACCATGCCATCCTTCCGGTTCTTACTGATACTGGAGCCGATAAATACTTTCTGTTCCTTCAGGTTGATGTCAGCTAATCGGATATTGGAGATTTCATCCGGACGGATAAAGGTGTAATAAGCAAACTGACACAAGAACAGGAAATGTGGGTTCTCTTTCTGGAGATACTTCTTGAGCTTCTGAATATCCGGAACCGTCAGAGCAGAACGTTTCTTCTCTTCTTCTGCCAGCTGTCGAATCTTCTCAACCGGATTATGAGTCAGGTATTGCTTTTCCATCATCCAGTTACAGAGTGAAGACAACCAGGTACGGTAGTTATTCCGGGTTCTGGCCGACGAATCCCGGTCAAGCAGCACGTAATCCAAGAAGTCAGAGATGAAAGACTGGTCAATCTGATACGCATACACGATGGCCGGAATATGTTTGGCTGTATACTCCTCAAATACCCGCAGACGCTTCTCATAATCCTTCAGGGTATTCTCCTTAATAGTGCCAGCTGCATACAGTTTGCCCAGATATATATGATACCTTTGGATAATATCTATATACGGGGTGTATTGCCTGGAGTTCTCTACATTAGCCCAGGGATTCCATCCGGAACGGAGCTTTACATTAAGATTGGTGATGATTTCATTTGCCCGACGGCGACGGTCGGTCAGCTTGGGTATTCCATCCAGCATATACTTTTTCCGCTTCATTTTCTGTTCCAGCGGATCGTATGCCGTGAAGTCAATATACCATGTTTTACCAGTATGTAACTTGGGTTCTGTGTACGAAATTACACTCTGAATCGATGCGTTTTTTCTAAGTGATGAACACAT